GATTACTACGCGTCTCGTGGGCTCGGAGATGTGTATAAGAGACAGGGTGGGCCCCTGCCAGCTAGCCTTTTTCCACAACTGTTCTGTTGTGTGTTTTGTTCTTGTGTTTTGCTCTGTGGTTTTCATTGCTGTTCTTGTCTTGTCATTTATTATCACCTCTGTTGTATTCTCTTTCTTTGTTCTTTTTTTCGTCGGGTTTTTTTTGATGTTTCTGCGTGTCGTGTTTTGTGGTGTTGTATTATATGAGTATCGGCCAAGGTAATGGAAGGATGGAAAATAAAATGATTAATTTTAATGCTTATGTTATCGAGCTTGAAGCTGATAATAGCTATAAGGTGTGCATTGAAAATGTGTACAAGGGTATTGTTACTAATGATGGCCTTGTCGATGATAGTGTTACTACGTTTGAGTCGGCACTTTCAACGGTTATTGAGATTATGCTGAGTGATGATTATGACTATGTTGAGGTTAGTCGTGGTTTATCTCAAAAAGGCCGTTTGTGTCGTAAGTATGTTATCTCGGTTGATGACGGGGATTGATAACAATAAGCCCGGTAGGTCAATGGCCTACCGGGTTCGTTGTTTGTGTTGTGTTTTGTGGTGTGGTATTATGTTAATTATCAGCCAAAGGATGAAGGAAGGATGGTGGTTGAGATGTGGCATTATTTTACTGTTGTTGACACATATACGGGGTTAGACCGTGGTTTCCGGTGGCGTGAGGCGGTTTGCGGTTACTGTGGGGTTGATTATCATTTTCAAATGTATGATGGTATGTGTGGCCGCTGGATTCCGGTGAGGTCTTTTTTTGACTTGGGTGACGGTTTTGAGTATTGTCGTGATTTTGATTTTAAGGAATTTTATAGGACTTATGGTGAGAGGTTTGTTTGAGTAGAATGTTTAAGGTTAATGCTTATGTGACTGAGATTGAACCGGGTCATGTGTACTCGGTTGATGTTGACGGTTTTGAGAAAATTGTTACTGCTTGTAGGGAGATTGATAATGGCGTGGTCACGTTTAAGTCAGCTCTTACTAGGGTTCTTGACTATGATTATGGTGATTGTGATTTTGATTTCATATGTCGTGGTGTTAAGGACGGTGTTGGTTGCTATGTTGTCTCAATTGATGATTTTGTATGGTGATTGATAACAAATAGGCCCCGCATTTTGCGGGGCTTATTCGTGCTGGAGAGGTTAGTAGTAGAGTACTTCTCCGGGGTAGATGAGGTTCATGTTACCCGAGCTGTACCCGGTGATGTTGTACATGTTGACGCCAAGATATGCGGCAATGCCGGATAGCGTATCACCCGCCTGTACCACGTATGTGCGCGACACTGTTGCAGTGGTGCCGCCGCCATTGTGACAGATTTTATCGCCGGGGTACACGATGGACGGGTTGCCGCTTGGCACGGTGACGTTCCACCAGTCGGCCCAGAACATGGAAACGTACTGTCCAGACTGGATGATAACACAATCAGTGTTGCATGGGGTGTTCGGCGTGCTGGGTTGCGGTGCGGGTTGCGGTGTGGGTTGCGGTGTGGGATTGGGTGCAACCTGCCCGCTACCCGCGTATGCATACCATGTGTTGAGGTCGCCGTAGACTACGCTTAGGTCAACTCCTCCGTTCCAGCCATTGACGTAGCCGGTGCCGGTGTACTGCCATGCGACAGCAAACGGCCAATTGCGTAGTGTGGGTTGAACCGCTGGAGGGTTGAAGCCGTAGATTGGTGTATCGCCTAGCGTGTATGCGGCGATCCATAGCCCATAATCTCCGGCGACAACCGCCGACCAGTCGTAACTGTTTTCCGCGTACTGGTTCGTGTAGATAATCGGTTTGGTGCCCCATGCGGCTTCCACGGTTTGAAGCCATGTGAGCGCCCAACTGGTGTCCCAGAGGGCGTTCGGCTCCCAGTCAAGAATCGGTACGATACCTTTGCCGATGTATCCGCGTGTGTGGTCGATGAAGTAATTGGCTTCGCTGACAGCGCTGTTTTCCGTGTGCGCAAAGTGGTAGACGCCTACACCTTGGCCTGCCTTCAAGGCGTCCTGTACCACGCGGTCACAATCGGGGTTGACGTATCCGACACCCTCGGTGGCCTTGGCTACGACGATTTGCGCGCCAGTGGTGGTGACGTTGATACCGGTTTGCCAACTGGATACGTCTATCATGTCCGCCGCGTTTGCGGTTGGCGCTAATGCCAACAGCAGGGCGGCGATTGCGGCAATCATACTATAGGCGATTGCTTTAATCTTCTTTACCATTGTTTTCCTTCCTGTCAATGTTGAAGATGTTGAGAATATTCGAGCTCGATAGTTCGGGGTTGATTTTCACGCAGTTTTCGATGATCGATGTGATTTCAGTCAGACAAATACCTGCGCATACGGGGATGAATACGGGTAGTTCGATTCCAAGATTGATGTAGTCCGAACCGTATTCTACGATTAACGCCACGCAGATTACTGCTAGATATGTGAACTTGTGGCCGAGTCCCTCCCTCATTGTCTTGCTGGATAGTTCGCCGTGCATAATCGCGTTGACCACGCCGGTAATGTAATCGATGAGCACCAATAGAAACACAATGCCGATAACGATTAACTCATGGATTGGCATGAATATTTCCTCACTTTCTTATACCTGATTGTTGCAATAAGCCGCCAAGTATCATACTGAACTCCGCCTTGATTTGCGGTGTTCCAAAACGCAGTCGCCCGACGCGGTAGGCGCTTAATATTTTCTGCGTCATATCGTCGGAACGTTTGAGCATCATGCAATCATTATCGACCAGTCGGTAATCAAACGTAAAATCCCTAGTGATTTTAGGCTGTTTTTTGGTTATGACATATAATACTTCGTCCGTGTCGCTTAATTGCTGGTATACGTTGAAAATACCGTATTCGGTTGTTCTCAGTGTGAACGCATATCCGGCGTTGTTGAAATCACTGATGAGGGTATTGGCGTTATCTCTAAAGTCATTGTTGATTGCATAATTCGCATAATTTTCGTCGTATTTGCGTAGGAACGTGCCGAATTTGGATGCGGCCACCTTGGCGCTGAACCCGCCATAATCGGCCAATTCCACCATGATGAAGCCGTCGCAATAGCGTTGGTATTGCGTGCGATTATCCAACTGTGGTTTTAGGTTGATGTTGAATGCCGAAAAATACGGGTTGGCGAGGGTTACGGCGTTACTGCACATGATGACGCGAGTCCTATCATTCCACCGGTCAACCGTATTATAGAATTCCTCAAGCGCCGTGACCTCGCCGCCAAGGTATCGCATGTTATCGGGGAAGATTTCATCAAAAACAATGGTTCGCACTTTGGGGTACGCAACCGATTTCACTTGTCCCGCCTGACTGAGGGCGATAAAATACCCCATGATATGCCATGTCGGGCGTGTCTTGCCGTGTTTGTCCGTGGTGGCGTCCCTATCGTCCAGCCAATGACATTCTGCCTGATTGCCGGATACGCGGAATTCCAATTCCGGGTATTGCTCCGCGATGTCCGCGAACCATGTGCCCTTGTTTTTCTGCTCCTCTGCCGTCCTGCGTAGATAGATGAACTGCCAGCGTTTTTTAATCCAGTCGCCTATGACCAGTTTTTTGGCACCGTAGGTTTTTCCGAGACCGCGCGCGCCAATGACGAACATCCAAGGCGCGTGGTAGGATAACACGCGCCCATAATCGTAATAATCGCCCTCGGCTAACAGTTTCTCCATATATATCATTATGGCATGACATACGGACTTTTAGAAGTTCGGTGGGGCACTAGCGCCGTCCCATACGACTAGCAGATTATACACGGTCCGATACCGGCTCGGGTATTGCCCGAAAACACTGTCATTAAGCAGATTATCTAATAAACCGCCCAATGTGGTTGCTTTCGGTAGCGCCTCGGCGTATGCCGGGCCTTGATGATATGCCGACGCCCATAGTATCTGCATTTTCGCGTCCGAGTAGACTTGCGGATAATTGTTGTAATCCGTTTCGAACTGGTTGCGTTGCCCCTGATGTGATTCGGCGCGTTGAGCCCATGTTTTGAACGCCGCCGACTCCGTAGGGGTCAGGGGGCGTGTAAACGTCCCGCCATTGCCCATGAGTGCCGCTATCTCGGGGCATGTTTTGGCAAACGTCGCGTAGCCTGTCGGGTCGGCGGTTTTCATTGCGTTCAACACGTCCAACCGACGGTTAAACGACCATTGCGCAATCCCTATGCCTTGCATGTTGGCTAATTCTACCGCGTCCCATTGCAATGAGCTTTCCACCGTGCCGATACAGTAGAGTGCGTAACTGCTTTTGCCGTTGCCTGTAGAGGGCGTGGCTTGGCCGTCCGAGTCACTGGGCGCTTTAGCACTGCCCTTGGCCTTCCATGTTTGGGCCGTGGCTTTGTAGAAAATCATGGTACCCGCGCCACTGTCGTTGTCGCGGTAATGGTAGATAAGATTGTCGCCCTGTTGTTGTATCCACACGTCACTGCTGGATATGCTACCCGAGTTGTTAGAACCGGTAGGGTTCGAGCCGCTGTCATTGTCGCCGCCGTCCGGTTTTTTGCGCGGGTGCAAATATCCGATATACGCTTTTTGCAATGGGAGTAGTTTATGCACGCTTGGCTCGGGGTTTTGCGTAATCACGTCGATAGAATCGCCCTGTATTCCATCAACGACAATGGCCACGTGCGTTGACGGATAATTGGGATAGCAGACCTGCCATATGGCTACGTCGCCGGGCATAGGGTTCCATGTGTTGTCTTTTTTCTCGAAAATCTCCCCGACTCTTGCGCTTACGGGATGATGTGTGTATAATCCACCGGCCCAACCTGTCGGGGTGATACAATCCTGAACACTACACCCGTACTCATCCATGCAATATTTTGCCCACAAGTCCCAGCATTGCGGGCCCCAACTGCCGTCCATGTCCCAAAAGTGGTTTTCGGTCTGTTTCACCCATGTCCTGAAGTCAACTGCCATACATAACAGTATACCCCGCCCGGACTACCGGACGGGGTATGTTCATGGGGTGTTATGTTGGTATCAGATTACAAAATAAGAGAGTTGCAGTGTCTGTTTCAGCTGAGTGTTTGTCTTGATTGTTCCCTGACAATAGAAAGATACGACCCCATCTCCGGTGATACTAATGTTGCATAGCCCGGAGTCATTACCATACGTGAACGGATAGGAATTTATAAAGCCGTTCGGTCGATATCCTTCCGGCATTGTCCCGATAGTGAGTGAACCGGGGTTCACGTTCGACGTACAGTTAGCGTTGGAGCGCCCATCTGGCGAACCGAAACGCACCATGATGTTGACGAATTTTGACAGCGGTGAGTAATATGCCGTCCATGATACGTTGGAAAAATGATTAGTCAGCGCGTTAATTCGCTGAACCAATGCCGTCGCTGATTGTCCCGAGGTTTTCAGGTTGGTTAATTCCTCCTGTACGTTCGTCGCCGTCGCCGTCGCGTTTGTCGCTTCAGTGTGGATTTGCTGTGCGGTGCCTGAGTATCCGCCCTGCTTGGTGAACGTCGTGTCCACCTGATTTCTGGTGTACACACTGCTTGCGTCCGCCTTACCTTCAACCCTATTGGTCAAGCCCGACACGGTGCCCCGTAGTGCGGAAAGTTCGGTGTCCTCCGCCTTGCCGTTGATAGTGTTCATAAGGTTCTGCGCGGTCGTAGGAGACGTGACGCCGAGCTTGCTGAAATAGTCATCCAATTCGGCAATATCGTTCTTGTTGGTCTGCGCAAGCGCCGCCGCGTCATCCGCCGCCTGCTTCGCCTCGCCTGCCGCTGTGTTCGCGTTGTTCGCCGCCGCCGTCGCCGTGGTGATGTTGGTCGCGTTAGCGTACATCTGATTGTCAATCTCGGTCATGGCGTCAGTGAAATCACCGCGCCATGACGGCCGGTCGTCCGGATTGTCGCCAAACGTCGGCAGATTATAGTGTCCGGTATGCTGTGTAGTTGACATTATGCTACTCCTTTACTGTTACTTGGCGGAACCAATACGGACGATGCCGTTCGCGTCCTTATACATCGAATCAAGCTCGGTCGCCGTCAATCCGAGCGTACTGGGCTGAGCGGCGATTTTATCGACCTTGCCCGCCAGCCCCGAGGCGAGCGCTTTGGTGGTGGCGAAACCGCTTGTATCCGGGATATCGGTTTTGCGTGCGATAGTGCCCGCCACTCCCAGCGGGGAACCGGATGTACCGTTACCGGTGAGGTCGGCGGTGTGCTCCACCGTCGTAGGTCTGCCCTCAGTAGCCGACGCGATATCATCGGCGTTCCGTTTGAGCTGTGCGTCGATTTTCGCCATGTCGCCGTTATAGTCACCGAGCCAAGTGGGGCGGTCGGAGCCGACGAACTGTGAGAGATTATAGTTTCCGGTATGGTTGGTTGCGGTCATGATGGTCAGTCCTTCCTGTCGAAATTGTCAGCGGTCGGGTTGCGTTCGACATAGCGCGCATCCGCTTCGGATTGCGTGATATACGCCATGTCGGCGGGCGGATTCTCGGGCATGGATTTCCCGTAGGGGAATTGGGAGCGGCCCGGAAAATCACCGGGTACGCAATTATCAACGGCGGTTGCTTTCAAATCATATTCGCGCGCCTTAAGCGACAATCCGTCGTATTCCTGCGCGGTCAACCGCATGTCATCATAGTCACCCCAGAACAGTCCGTGATTGCGCGCATTATCGTACATGCCGCCGAGCACGTCCCCGAGCGGTTGTGTGGTGCCGTACACTGGTGAGGTGGCTACGCCCTGTTGTTCCATTTCATGAATCAGGGCCAGCAGTTCCGCGCGCAGGTCGGCCATGGCCTTGTTGATTTGCGTCACGGTGTCCGCAAGAGTCTTATCCACGGATGATGCGAGGTCGCTGGTGACTCCCTCCAGCCTGCTCAAATCGCATTGGAGGGTGTCGAGATTATAGCGTAGGCATTCAATCAACTGCAACGTGGTCAATCCGTCCCGATAGGTGAACGGCACGGACGTGGGTACCCCGTCAAACAGGCGTTGCCGTGGAATCGTCGCGTTAATGGCAATCATGATTACTCCCATTCTCCATAGTTATGGCAGTTACTGAAAATGGTATCATACGACCCCCACACCTGCATAAAACACGGTTCGAGACTCCGTACGACTTCCATATCCACGTTGATAATCGCATTCCGGTATTCCTGTATGAGGCTCATGGCGCTTTGGCTACGTCCGGTCACGTGGCTTTTGCCCTTGGAATTGCTTGAATCGTGTTGATAGTCGGTCGTGCTATGGGCGGTGGTGTGACTGGTTGAATCCTGCGAGCTGGACGCGGTGCCCGAGCTGTCCGCCTGCGACTCGTTCGCATGACTGGCGTAGCGGGAAAAGTCGCCCTGCACGCCGGTCTGCGGCACGTCACTATCGAAGCTTTTCGACGTGGTGGTGCTGGAATTATCCGACTTGCTGGTGCTGTTACTGGTCGAGTCCTGTGTGCTGGACGCCTTGCCGGACGATTGTGATTCACTGCCGTTCTCGCTGTCCGTGGTCATGTCCATGGAATCCAACGGATTGTATTCCATGTCCAACGTCCGGTAGCGCTCGTTGAAATAGGGCATGATTTCCGCCATAGTCATCCCCAAATAGAAGATGAACTGTTGCGCGGTTTCCTGTCCTATCTCCCGAAGCGCGTAATGACGGATGATTTTCTCGTTCAGCTCGGCTCGATGCGATTCATTGTAAATCGGGTAATAGTCGGCGCTGAGATGTAGTTTAGTGTCAGTGTCGTAGCCCATGTTAATGAGATTGCCGAGGGTTTCGGTGTACTCTCCCGGCGTTTCCATTGCATAGGCGCTGAAATCCTGTGTCACAACACACCTCCGATACCCGCGTCATACGAGGCGGGCATATCAATATCCGTCGTACCACTGGCGCTGGAGTCAAGCGCGTTGGGAACACCGGAGCTTTGCGCGTCCGCATATTCCACCCAGATGTTCAACTGTGGCCACAACCGGTTAATTTCAGTCGCCGCCACCTGCCGCGCCTTGAGGAAGCTCAACCGGAACACGTCCGTTTTCTCATTGGCTTGCGCCACCTCGTCGGAGATGAGCCGTTCCTTTTTCTCGGTGCCGCTGGACTGGATGCCCAGATACCCCAGCACCTCGTTGGTCACTTGAGTTTTCTGCTGGATAAACTTGTCCAACAGGTACGGGGTGGTGTTGGGCCACGGCTGGAACATGCTACCGGGGTCAAGCGAATCATAGCCGACGATATAATCCTGCCCGTCCTGCCGCTGTTGCAACATGTTCTGCACGGTCAACTTGGTACGCGGGTCGGCGGTGATAATGGTCGGCAGTTTCAAGCTCTCCAGATTCACATCATATGCTTTGTCAATGTCGGCGAGGCGTCGCGCATACTGCCATAGGATATCCTTGAAACTCATGCGCATACGATTATCCCAAATGGGGATGCACTCCGTGCCCGCCTTGAGTTGCTTGTAATGATAGTTGACTCCGACCGGCTCGAAGCACGTCGGGTTATTATACACGTTCAATCGTCCTTGATAGCCGGCTTGCGTGGCAAGGAACCGGCCGATACGCTTGTCCTCGAAGAACAGCGCGCACCCGTATTCACAGAGACACATTTCCAGCCATCGTTCATCCACTGTCGGCGGTAGTCCGCGCCAACTGAACCGGTTCAATGCCAGTTCAGTCAGCAGGTGATAGTACATTGCATCAAGGCCGGCGGCGCGCGCCTTGGCGTAGTTGCCACGCGGATGCAACGCGCCCCCGACCCGATTCCTTTTAGACCTGCTCATACTGTCATCATATCACTCATAGCTGATGTCCGATAGTGGATCATTGTCCGCCCAGTCCGTCACACCAATATACTCCGGTTTGCTCCAGACGGTCACGCCCCGCTCGAACATGCCCTTGATGGTCAGACGGTATTCCTCCGGCAACGTGCCCCTTACATACGCTTCCTGCATCTGCCAGAACGTGAATTTTTCCATGCATTCCAACGAGGCGGGTGGGGTGATGAAGCGCTGGACGAAATACCCATACCGTAGCATGTACTCGCCTGCGGCCCTCAGGGCACTGGGGGCGCATGTCTTGAACCTGACCAGCACACCCATGATGCCATTGCTCAGATTGAACATGTCGCCACCGAGCGCGCCGGAGGTGGTTGGCGGCGTCAACTGCATTTGCTGGACTTGCGCGTTGATTCCCGCAATGGCGTTCTGGTAGTCGCCTTGGGCGGCGTAGGCGGCCAGTCCATAATTGGCCTGTGAGGTGATGGCGCTCAACTGATTGCCCAATGCGGTTGCTCCGCTTGCATAGGCGTTCGCCTGCGAAGTGGACGCCGTATTGGTGGCAATCTGATTCGCCGTACTCGCGGCGGCGGTAGAGTTTGAGATTGCCGCCGACGAATTGATGCCGTGGTTGGCGATGTCCATTTGAGCGGTGCCGAGGAACGCGCCCCCAATGGCGTTCGCCACCCCCATTGGACTACGGGAGGCGATGGCGTTCAGACTGCCGCCGATAGCTCCCGCCATGCCATTGAGATTATTGCTACTGATGTTCTGTTGCACCTGCAAACCGGCCATCTGGCTGGTTCTGTCCTGACTGATGGCAAGGGACTGGTTCAACGAGTTCGCCGTAATCGCATTGTTCGCGGTGCGGTTCTCATTGGCCCAATTGGTTTGCTGTGCGGCGTATTCGCGTTGCCACATCGCATTAGAATTGGCGACATCCGCCGACGCCAATGCTTTTTGTCGCGTCCATTGCGCGGATTCCTGAGCGTAGGCACGGGTATATGCGCTGCTCGCCATAGCCAATGCCCCGCCATTGTTGACAACGCTGAAATGAGGGAGATTGGTGATTCCAAAACTCGCGTTGAGCATTTCGCCGCCGTCAATCGGCAGGCCATACCCCTGATTGTTGATTTGGATTGGGGTCAGCGTGTCCGCCCCGGCCTCATTGTATCCGGGGATATAGAAATTGATTCGTGTACCGGATGGCGCATATGTGTACGTTTCCCTGATAGTGAGGTTATCGGACTGGATATCCTCCGGCCTGTAGTTGATTGTCGTGCCGTTGAGGCAACTGCATTCCACGACGCAATACGGGTAGCAGTATAGTTTACGTAGATTGCGGTATCGTTGCGGGATGTTGAAAAGGTTCCTGAAACCGGATACCGTCATGACATCCTCGTAACGCATGTCCGAGTCCACGCCGCTTTGGAAACCATAGACTCGTCCATGTTGCGCGTCAACCGACTGGCCGAAGATTTGTGTTACCTCCTGACCGTAGCGGTTGATGTAATCCTGTGGGATTTTCGGCACCATGTACACGGCGCAAATGCCTTGGGTAATCCACGGGTACGATGTTCCGGCCGCCATGATGTTCCACACGTAACTCATTCGGGAGTCACAATAGTAGACATTGCATCCATCCGTCGCCCCCTCGAATATACTGCCCGTCGCCGTACGCAAATCGGGTTTCGACTCACTGCCGGGGGATTTGGTCAAATCCGTGGTGCTCACAATGATGATGCCATAATCAACCCAATTCAATCCGCCATGCACGGTGTCCAGATGCTCCCCGGATATGATGGAATGATACCGTTGCGCCGTCGTTACCATCTCACTGCCGGTATCCAGACCCTCGGGGAGTGCCAGATAGGTGCGCCCGTAACCGTCCCACTGGTGTTCATTGGCCACACCGATATGACCGCGCGTCACATAGCAACTGCCGAACGTGACATCATGCTGGAAACTCTGCCATACATCCAGCATCAAAACCAACTGGGTGCAATGGGCGTTGACGTATTCGACGCGCTGGATGAAGTAATACCATGCGCGCGGCCCCTCCAATCCGGGGTAGTCATTATAGGCCACCAGATAATTCCAGTTCGACGCCTCATTGAATGGGAGTTCGACGCGGGCGGGCGCGTTGAAGATGTGCATGATGGCCGGGCGGCATTCCACGCCATCCACTTGGTCGAACCACTGTTCTTGTGTTTCACGTGAAACAAACCGCACGACGTCCCGATAGGATGCATCCCACGGAACGCGGCAGAGTTTCAACGTGGTGTTGGGTGTCCATTCCGCCCACGAGAAATTAGCTTCCACGTAGGGGTTCACATCGTCAATCATTGTCAAGCCTCCGGTATGACAAGGCCCGGAGCGCTCACGTGGATTACGCTCCGGGCCCTGTCCTGTATTACACCGTGAGAGAGAGTAGCCAACCGGCTACCCTCTCATTATATCATGCGGTCACGGTCACGCTCTTTTTACCGGACACTCCGAACAGCGTGGCGGTGATATCGGACGAACCTTGCTTGACGCCCGTCACAAGGCCCGACTCGGACACCGTGGCGTTGGTCGGGGTGCCTGATGTCCATGCGGCCTGCATGGTAACGTCGGCGGTTCGCCCGTCAATCATGGTCGCCGTAGCGGTCGCCTGCGCCGTATGACCCATGGTCACACCCGGAACGGTTACGGCAATGGATGCAATGATGGACGGGTTGAATCCGATAACACCCTCACCAACCACCGGCACGTCCAGAGCGGCTGACACGGTGCCCGGCACCTCCGGCATCGCCGGATTCGTGTACAACGCGGTGGCCGTAACCGGGATAGTGGTGTTCGGCTCGTCAAGGCCGACCACCAGCACGCCGGTGGGCGAAATGTACGTATAATCGCTCTTCGGCTTAACGGTGTCGCCGATACGATATTCCACCGCGTCGGAACGGAACGTGGCCGCACCGTCGTTGCCGATGGATGTATCCGCAGTGACCTGCACCGCGCCGCCACGCGCCACGTTTTCCGGGGTGGTCGTACCACCGCCGTACATGGCGAGTTTAAGCTGGAAGGTCGGCGTCTTGGCCGTCGTACCGATAGGAGCCACCACCTTGGAGGTGGAACCCGCGCCCGTCCAGAACATGACGGCGGGGGCGAAACCGGACACCGAGATAATGTGCTGGACGTGCAGATAATGGTTCACCGAGTTGATGTTCACCGGATTGATCTGCTGGGTCATCTCACTGATTACAGGGATGTCAATGAGGAATTTATCAGTGGTGAGAATCGCCTGTACGCCGTTCATGCCGAACCTGTCCTGCGGGATAACGATGATCCGGTCGATGGTCGGCTCCGCGTCGGTACGCTGGAACACTGTGGCGAGGCCCTGCACGTCAAGCGCCGACTTGACTTCGGGGGAGCAGAACAGTACGAGTTCGTCGGGGCGGGCAAACGTCGGCATGTGACGCGCATTATATCGGGTGGACACGAATTTCAGAGTGTCCGCCCATGCGCGAATCTGGCGCAACATGTCGCGGGCGTCGGTTTCCGTCGAACCCATGTCGTTAAGGTCATGCTCCATGTGGACGCGCCAGTATCCGCCGAGCTTCGCATACTCGACGAACTGGTGGCACATGGCCTCGAACAAGTCAACCTCGGCGGCATTATAGCAGGAGGTGAGAATCTGGGAGGTGAGCGAGGCCAGACCGGTTTCGGAGGTGAACGCACGTTGGAGTGTTTTATCACCCGTGGTAACAGGGTAGAAGTGGGTAAAGTCGAGACGGTGGTAGAGGCTATCCACGTCGATTTTCCATTTGCGGAAGTTGTCCGCGCCCAAGTATTCCGCGTCCGGGTCGTACACCTGTGCGAGTGGCATACCTACGGCGATTTCCTGCCACGTATCACCATACGCCTGAGATGCACGCTGGAACACGCCAAGCGGATTATTCCAACGCCACGTGTTCACATAGGTGCCGCCGATACGATTCACCAGCGCCGAGTAAAACTCGTTCTTCAACTGGGTGGAAGACATGAGGGTGGTCATCTGGCGGTCCATGTTCATCTGAGTGGCCGAAGGCATACGCCTCTGATACTCGGGAGATGCCTCATTGCGAATCATGTTGAGAATCTGCGCGTTATTGAACTCGGTGAGCGGGCGCAGTTGCTGTTTCGGCGTCACCACTGGAGTGGTTGGCATGATAATTATTTCCTTCCTGACTGTTAGTCTTCAAACAGGTCATCGAATGTACTGTAGATGCCGTTGTAGTCATCGTCGGTCATTTCAGCCGATTCCGGCGTCGCATTATCGTCCGGGCCGTCGTTGAACACGTGGTCTGCGGCGGCGTCGCGCATAGCCTCAATGGTTTTGGAGAGTTCCGCCACGGTCGCTTCCAAGGCGCTCAACCGGTTGGCCATGTCGGCGTCCTTATCGTCGCCCGCATCCTCCGGTTCGCCATTGTCCTGCGTTTCAGGCTCCGGGTTTGGCGTATTATCGTCGGTCGGCCCGGCGTCCGGTTCGGTGTCGGGCGTGGTGTCCGGTTCGGTGTTTTCGGTATCGTCCATAATCACCCCTTAAAGTAAGTGGCATGACGGCAATCACGCCGTCATGCCGGTTTGCTAGGCTGTGCGGGTTCCCTCGCCGTCGCTGGGCGTTGGCTACGCACGTCTACATCCGACCGAATCGCCTTACCGACTTGCCTTACGGTCGGGCCATCGAATCGACTTGGGACGCACACCCCGCTACCGGATATTATAGCATAAAAGTATGGCCGTCATCATTGATATGGCGTGAACCGGGTATAAACTCATCATAGGGGATGGGGGCGGCTCGATGTACGCCGCTCAAACGCATTACCGTATCGCCGCCCGTTTCCACGCCGCAATATTTGCGATTGCCGAGGATACGGATCCTGTCATAGGTGTGGTCGTTTTTCCACGCACCTAGTTTCCGGTCATCCGTTTCTATACCTACGGGCGCGTCCAGCCCTTCCAGTATCATGCCGTCGGTATCGGCGTAGAGTACGCGGTCGGCGTTCGCGTTCATTGCGCGGGATAGTATTCGCCTCCCGTAGGCGTTGACATATGCGGCGGTTGGCAACCATGCCAGACTGTTGGCCGACTCGGGTTTATCCACGGTAAAATCCACGCCACCGTCCACGGACGGTTTCGGGTGTAACATGGGCCGGTAGAGGGAGGCCCCGAATTTTCCCACCAGTGAATTCAGCAACAGTTTCGCCATCTGCCTGCGCTCACCGGTTTCTGTTTGTTTCACGTGAAACCATTTGTCCACGTATGTGTAGTAGAGTCCGTGTGATTTGCGGAATTTCCAGCCGCCGATATGCTCCCACACATGGATGTCATAGTTTTCGGCCAGCGTTTCCCAATCCACATCCGTGACCGGCATAGTTACGACGCCGAGCGTACTGTCCAGACGTTCACCCTCATACCCCCATACGGGTAGGATATTGGTGAGTGTCGCCGTTTTTCCCGGTTTCAACCTTGCATCAAACGCAATGACATCGATATGGAGTGGATAGTCATTGTCATGTTGATACTTCCCGTCGTACCATATGGGTGAGCCTACCGGCATGGGCGCATCGCGCATGATACTCGGGTAGAGGCTGTTCACGTCCCAGCTTCGGCAATCCCGGTATTCGCCCGGCTTGCTGTATACTATCGCCCCATAGTAGGCGGGGCGCATACGGTGATAAACATCTTTGTCCAATGGCGGAAAATGACGTTTGAATCCGGCGTAATCCCCGTCGATATAGTCGGTCATTGCCATTGACGCTATCGTAGTGCCCCTGAGATTCAGGGCAGCACATTCCTGCGCGATATTCCACGTGGTTTCCAAGTCATCCGCGCCGCCGAATGTTTCACGTGAAACATTCAAGCCATCGTCGCGCGTGATATTGCGCACGTCCACAAAATCCACGGTGATACCGCCCATGCGCACGCGGAAACTGTAGAAATGTCCACGGATGTTGAACGTGCCCCACACACCGTCCTTGGCTGGATTCGACTGCGAGGGGAGTCGTTTCAACAGTTCGGCGGCTATGGGCTTGATGTCCTGCCATCCGTGGGCACACCATACGCGCGTATGATAATTGAGCATGGTGAGACGGATGGCGGTGTTCACCGTCAATGGTTCCATGCCGTCATCCGTCAATAGTGTTGCGCCGTCTGTTGCCGCCGTTCGACGCTCTTTCATGATTCCATCCTTTTAGTGTCGTGCCGCGCTGGTCATCCATTCATCGAGTCGCGTCTCTACATCACCCGCGTCCGCCTTCGTCTCCCATTTATGTGTCTTATCATTATACCATGTAGCTTCCCGTACCACGGTGCCAAAATTCGTGTTGTTTATCAACCATCGTTTTTGACGGTTCGATAAAGACGCGAATTTTCGGGCGACATTGGCGTCGAATGCTTCGAGTTGCTGTTCGACCCTATCAAAATCCGCAACCCCCTCGTTCTCGGGAATCTTTCCAGTACCTGCATGTAATGGCGCGCGTCCTACAAGCCCGGCGTATTCGAGTATCTCCCTTTCAAGCCTACTCCTGCCCCCCTCTCGTATCATCATACGCGCGTGGCTCATGCCACGCTCCGAACCGAACACGTTCTCCCGGTTGCGCGTGAGTTCGTCACGCGCCGAACCGCCGACCGTATGAGTGCCCAACACATCAAACGGGGATTCTCCAGCGCGTTCCATCTCACGCATTTCGCCCACGGTGTAGTTGGCCATGCTCAATGCGTCGAATTGTTGGGCGCGTTTGATTTTCCGCCGTGCCTCGATACGGCGGCGCTGTTGCTGTCGTAATGTTTTCCGACGTTTCGTCGGGGCGGCGGCGATTTCCGCGTCGGTAATCAACGGACGCGCCGCCAGTTCCCTATCGAGTTTCGTAATACGCACATCCGGGACAACCTGATACGGCTCGTTGTCCCGGGCCCTCAGGGCTTGCTGTTGTTCCCCGAACTCCTGCCCGATACGGCGTGCAACCTGTTCGAGTTGTTGGGCGCTGAGTTTTCCCAGAAACGTTTCGGTGATTTGCTTGGGGAGGTGTCCGGTACTGTAATCCCTGACTGCTTGCTCTCGGCGTACCTGTGCCGACCTGATAGCGGCGTTGCGTTTCAGATTGTTGGCGCGTCGGTTGTTTTTACGTTTTGCCACAGTCTCCCCCTTGCGAGTATGAAACACCCCTCGCCGCAAGGATGGAAAAACGACGGGGGGTGAGTTTGGCGGCAACATCCCTATAGGGACATTGCCATGTTATCATATGATGTGGACAATTAGTTTACTTGCGGCCCTTTTCCGACACAAGTTCGAGGTCGAAGAATTTATAGCCACGGCGGCTTTTCTTTTCCACCACCTTGAGAACAAGCGGATGGCCCCACGTGTCCGGTGTGCCGAAAATGGCGAACAGATTACCAAAGGCGTGCGCCAATGTAGGGGAGGCGGCGGCGAAGTCACCCTCCTCCGCGTGAATGACAACGCGGGTAGAGGAGTTGATTTCACCGGTTTCCTGATTAGCAACCTCAATAGCCTGCGCAAGCACGTTAGTCACATGCAATGGCTCATTAAGATGTTCATCTACCTTGTCGGCGGTCTGCATGGCGTTATACAACGCCATTTTACCATCCATAGTGTCAGTGTTGAAGAAATGGGATACGGCGTTAGCACCGTTCGCAGAAAAATTGTTACCGTTCGTTACGGTCAGTTCGTTGTCAGCCATGATTATTGTTGCCTTTCCTTATAGGGTTAGTAATTATTCTTCCTCGGAAATAATATCATCTTCAACCACGTTGCCGTTGACCGACCCCGGATAGTCGATAATGGTATCATCTCCAAACTTGCAATTAGCCCAATAGATTGCCTCATCCATGCGCGTCACCTGCGCATGATACTCGGCTGACATGGGGAGCATGTCCTTGTTAATCTTACGGGCTTTCTTCATAGCCATTTCAGGCGTGCGGCACGCGCCATCCACGACCACTTCGGCGTCCACTAGTTCCCCGTTTTCGCCGCGCGTAACACCGCGCACAATACTATAGTGCTTGGCTCGCTTAATATATGCCATAATCATACCGCCTTTTCTTAATGTTGCTGTTGCTGTGACATTCTTGCAATGTCTTCATCAGTATACCGTGCGTCGGTCAGATTGTCAAAACGGAGGCACGCAATTTTGATGATAGTCTGAGCGAACCCATCACCCTCCCAAGTCTTGCACATCTCATAGCAGGTTGCGCCCTTGACGTGGCAGACAGCGCACCACGCCACCATTGCCGGACAGTAAATAAGCCCGGACAACATTTCAATGTCCTGCGTTCGTGATAATGCGGCGTACATCGACGAATGAGGCGAGATGCTTAGACAAATGTTCACCGCATGTTCGATACTGTCGGCAAACGCCACCTGACCACCCTGAGGCTTATAGAAATCCTTAATCAGTGCCACAGTGCGGCAAAACGTTTCCCAATCGCCCTCACCACGGTTATATTCCCGCAAGCGCAGGTTACGCCGACGGCCACGAATGACACGGCGCACACGGTCATCGTCCAGCACGCCATCATCAAACCAATTCGTACGGTCATCATTGCTCTTCATAATCAACACCTCTCTACCAACAACGTATCAGCCAACGCCCTCGCATCAACCAGCATATGAGCCACCTGCACGTAATCACACGCATCAAACGCCACAGCCGACCAAACCAAACGACGCCCATCACCATCCTGAGACCGCACCGCATACCGCAGTTCATACATCCGATTATGAGGACAATACACCAGCCGCACATCACCAGACTCAAACTTGGACGGGAGTACGGCCACAACTTCATCATTCGCCATCATCAAACACCTTCTTCTTCCTCGAACGGCAAACGTACTTCAATAACACCGCCATAATACTTGACGGCCTTGATTACACAGGCATGACTATTACATTCAGCTACGCACTCACATTCGCCATCACCGTAATAACGCAACACAGCGAACACCTGAACAAGTTTCACGCCCATCTCGCCACCACCATTCTCTTACCATAAAAACGCTCAGGATGCTCAGAAACAAACCTCATCAAGCGATAAACAAAACCCACCATATTATCCATAGCCGAACAAACCTCACCAGTACAAGGGTCATACGTTTCAGTAAAAAACCTTACAACCACAAATCTCTTTAAACGATAACGCAAGACAAGAACCTCTCTCCCGTCCAGCTCACGTGTCTCGAAACGAACAGAAACACCAGTCATATCAACCACCATCCTTCCATTACCTTGGCCGATACTCATATAATACAACACCACAAAACACGACACGCAGAAACATCAAAAAAAACCCGACGAAAAAAAGAACAAAGAAAGAGAATACAACAGAGGTGATAATAAATGACAAGACAAGAACAGCAATGAAAACCACAGAGCAAAACACAAGAACAAAACACACAACAGAACAGTTGTGGAAAAAGGCTAGCTGGCAGGGGCCCACCCTGTCTCTTATACACATCTCCGAGCCCACGAGACGCGTAGTAATC